TAACGGCTACGACGACTCGATAATGTAAAGCAGGGCGGTCACCCTCAGGGGTGAGAAGGATACGCATACCCATACCAATAGGGTAGATTTCATCGCCGATACGGCTACCCGGGCCTGTACCCCGAATGATACCATACCAAGGGTTGAATATAATCGCGCCTTGATTAGTTGTTAGTGCCCCAGCGCCAGATGCGCCCCGATCGTGGTAAAGAGCTTGATTCTCTACGGAGTTCTCCAAATACTTGGTCTCTGCAGTCTTGAATAGGGCTCGACGAACGCGAGCTTGAAACGCTCCACGATTCTTGCGAAAACCCTTCCTCTTCCACGAACGTTTGAACGGGCGACGACGGAATGATCTCTTGCGACGGTAGGCCATGCATAGAATAAGAAAGAGGGGGGGTGGGGAGACCGCTTAAATAGAGCGGTACCCGGTACCCAGGTGGGGGGTAATACTAGACCCCCACCTGGGTACTGTCACGTGACTCCCAAAAAATATTCCTGGAATATTTTGCATGTGCAAAAAATATTATTTTATTATTTTCAAAATATTATTTTATTATTTTTTTGCAAATCGCGGTGTGCGAAGTGACCAACGTGGCGGGGGTACAGACTGTTGACCGGAAATAGATTTGTGTTTTGTAAGGCTATTTAAATAAATTTAACTTTGTTTGTTTCACACTGTCCACGCTATGCCTGTGCTGGCTTATTGCGCAACCCTCAACAACTGGACGCAGTCCGATTGGGATGTATTGTCGCGTCCGAACGACAAATTGAATTATATTATCATTGGACAGGAGGTGGGAGACAGTGGCACTCCTCACTTACAGATATACTTTCAGCTTGCTAAGCAGACTAAATTGCCAACAATTAAAGGGTGGGGTGGGCCATGGGTTAGGATGCACTTCGAAGGTGCCCGGGGCACAGATGAGGAGAATTACACGTATTGCAAGAAGCAAGGCAATTTCATTGAACTTGGTGAACGGAAAAGCATGGGCAAGAAAGGTGCGCGCAATGACTTGCTAGATGTACAGAAAGACATTGAGTGCGGGTTAACATATGATGAGATGTGTGACAAGCACTTTGACGCGGCTGCAAAATATTCTCGATTTATTCGTGAACGCATTCAGGCACGCGATACAGGGAAGGAGCTGAGCTCATTGCGCGTGGAGTACAGCACGTCATCGCTGAGGCCATGGCAGCAGCGCGTGAAGGAATTGGTCGAGGAGGATCCGAATCCGAGAGCGATTCATTGGATCTGGGAAGAGGATGGGAAGAAAGGGAAGTCTTGGATGGCGAAGTACTTGGTGGCAATGCACGGGGCAGTACTGCTGACAGCCGGCAAGAAGACCGACATGGCATACATCTACTCGAAGAGGCCATCCAAAGTGGTAGTCTTCGACTTGAGCCGAACAACAGCCCCGCAGGAGGGCCGAGAGCATTATCTGGATGGAGCTTATTCCCTTGCGGAGGACCTCAAGAACGGAATGGTGATTTCGACCAAGTACGATTCGACGCACGTGTTGACCCGTGGATGTCATGTGATATTTTTCGCCAACTATGAGCCGGACATGACGAAGTGGTCTCAGGACCGTTACTTCATTACACATCTTTGAAGTAAATTTTCCATGAGAGTGAAACGCGCGCAACGCTGTCTGTACGTAGTGTCGCATAATACTCATAGGGAACAATCCATACGCCTACAGGGCGGTTTTGAATTAAACCATCTTCGCCCCAGCGAACTTTTTGACCTTTCTTAGACTTGATGTACAGTTTACGGAACAAAGGCATCTTCTTGCCTTGAAAATAGTCACCATTCTGGTTGGTTGTAGAATCGGGTTGCCTCCATATCTTATCATAGAGGATTTTGACGCCTTCCTTTTTAAAATAATTAGTAAGGAAATCGTTGCCAGACGTTTGTGACCCAAGGTCGAAGTTAGTGCCGTCCATGACGGTACTGTTATACACTTTAGGAATAACGGCTACGACGACTCGATAATGTAAAGCAGGGCGGTCACCCTCAGGGGTGAG